AAAAAAGATATATTAACATCATATCGGACTAATACAAGTACCATCTTTACACCAGATAAAGAACTTATTACTGAAACAAATATACCTACGAATAAGCCTAAATGATTTATGGTGAAAGTAAATTTTATTAGGAATGGAATTGAAACAATTTCCGTAGATGTTCCAGTAGGTCGTACAGTAATGGAGGCCGCAAAAGAAGCTGATATTGAAGAAATACCAGCTGATTGTGGAGGCTCTTGTGCATGTGCGACTTGCCATATTATTGTAGATGATGTATGGTATGATAAGATAAAGATTGAAGAAAATTCCATGGAACAGGAATTATTAGAGTATGAACCAGGATATATTAAAGGCAAATCAAGATGTGGTTGTCAAATATATTTAACTGAAAATTTAGATGGATTAAAGGTGAAATTAAGAGATAATGAACTTCTATAAAAATGTAATAGAATATAAAGGTAAACTTCTTATCCGTGGTATTGAAAACGGAAAAGATTATAAAAGAAAAATAGATTTTGGTCCAACTCTCTACACCTTAACAAACGAACATAGTCAATATAAGACTTTACAAGGACAAAATTTAAAACCAATTGAGTTTACATCTATTGATGGCGCTCGTAGATTTAAAAAATTTAATCCCGATAACTCACCTATTTTTGGACTAGAAAGATACCATTATCAATATATTGGTCATGAGTATCCAGAAACTATAGAATGGTCTAAAGATAAAATTAAAATATTCACATTAGATATAGAGTGTAGTTGTGAAAATGGATTTCCAGATGTAGAAAATCCTATAGAAGAACTACTTTGTATCACAGTAAAAAATCAATCTAACAAAAGAATTATAACTTGGGGTGTCGGTAATTTTATGACCGACCGTGAAGATATAACCTATATTAGATGTAGAAATGAAAAAGAATTGATAATGGAATTTATGAAATTCTGGTTAAAGAATTATCCAGATGTTATCACAGGTTGGAATACTAAATTCTTTGACTTGCCTTATTTAATGAATAGAATTAAATATGTTGCAGGAGATAAAGTGGCAAATAGAATGTCTCCTTGGAACTTAATTAATAAAGATGAGATTGTAGTAAGAGGTAGACCTCAAACACACTATCAATTATTTGGTATTGTTATGCTAGACTATCTTGACTTATACAAATGGTTTATACCAACAAGACAAGAAAGTTATAGATTGGATTTCATTGGAGAATTAGAACTTGGTCAGAAGAAACATGTAAATCCTTATGATACATTTAAAGAGTTTTATGAAAAGGATTTCCAAAAGTTTGTAGATTATAATATTCAAGATGTTGAAATAGTTGACGCATTGGAAGATAAACTTGGTTTAATTGATTTAAGTTTAACTGTTGCATATGAATCTAAAATTAATTATGATGATATATTTTCGCAAGTAAGAGTGTGGGATACCTTAATAGCAAACCATTTATTACAAAAAAATATTTGTGTACCTCCTAGAGAAGAACATCAAAAGGATACCAAATATGAAGGTGCATATGTAAAAGACCCTGCTTTGGGAATGCATAATTGGATAGTTTCATTTGATATCAATTCACTATATCCACATATCATAGTACAATATAACATATCGCCAGAAAAAATTATTGGTAGTTCTTCTCAAACAGTTAGTGTTAATAAGATGTTGAAAGGTAGTGTTCCACTAGACTTCCTAAAGACGGACAACGCTAGCCTTACGCCTAATGGTATAATGTTCAACAATGATAGTCAGGGCTTCTTACCTGAAATGATGGAGAAGATGTACAAGGACCGTGTTGTTTATAAGAAAAGAATGCTTAAAGCTAAAAAACAATATCAAAAGACTAAAAATCCAGAACTTAAAAAAGAAATTGCTAGATGTCATAATATACAATGGGCAAGGAAGATTGCTTTAAATTCAGCTTATGGTGCAGTTGGTAATCAGTATTTCAGATATTATGATGTTAGACAGGCAAGTGGTATTACCACAGCAGGTCAATACATTATTAGATTTATAGAAAAAAAAGTAAATGATTATTTGAATCAGATATTACAAACTGAAAAGAAGGATTATATTGTTGCGTCTGATACAGATTCAATATATGTTAACTTTGATGACCTTGTAAAACAAACTTGTAAAGATAAAACAGATGAACAAATATGTGATTTTTTAGGTAAGGTATGTGATAACAAAGTAGAACCTTATATTGCAAAACAATTTAAAGAGATTGCAAATTATACTAACGCATTTAAAAATGCCATGGTTATGAAAAGAGAAATCATTGCTAACAAGGCTATTTGGGTTGCGAAGAAAAGATATATGTTAAATGTTTTAGATGAGGAAGATGTTAGACTTGCAGAACCTAAATTAAAACTTTCGGGTATTGAGGCAGTAAAATCTTCCACACCACAGGTTTGCCGAGTTAAGATTAGAGAAGCTATTAAAACAATTATGAGTAAACAAGAAACTGATTTACATAAACTAGTTGCAGATTTTAAAAAAGAATTTTTAGGTATGGCACCAGAACAAATTGCTTTTCCTAGGTCTTGTAATAATTTGAAAAAATATAGACATGCAAGTGATGTCTTTATTAAAGGAACACCAATTCATGTTAAGGGTGCATTGATTTATAATCATCAAATACAAGAGTTTGGTTTAAAACACAAATATCCTAACATACAAGAAGGAGATAAGATTAAATTTATAAAATTAAAAGAGGCAAATCCATTTAAGTTTGATGTGATAAGTTATATAACAACTTTACCAGAAGAATTTAAATTAAAAGAATATATAGATTATGAATTACAATTTGAAAAGACTTTCCTAGACCCTATGAGATTTATATTAAACTCTATAGGTTGGGAACATGAGAAGAAGGCAAGTTTGGAGGCATTTTTTGGGTGATTTTATAATGTTCTTTGCTATGTTGTTAGGTGGATTTTTTGCTATGAGTAATATAACTTTTGTACAATTTTGTGTACTGTTATTGATAATTAAATTTATATGGACGGCATATGTTTCTTAAAAAACGGTATAAAGTTATCTATGCAGACCCACCATGGCATTTCCAAAATTGGAATAATGCTAATGCTCAAACTAATCCAGAAAAACATTATCCAACTATGACTATGAAAGATATAATAAATTTACCTGTAGGAGATATTGCAGATGATGATTGTGCTTTGTTTATGTGGTGTACCGATCCATTATTACATAAACAAATACCAATTGTTGCGAAATGGGGATTTGATTATAAGACTGTAGCTTTTCATTGGGTCAAAACTAATAAGAGTAGAATTAAAAATTATTATTTTAAAGGACCTGGTTATTGGACTAGAGCTAATAATGAGATATGTATTTTAGCAACTAAAGGTAAACCAAAAAGAGTTAGTGGTAATGTTGATAGATTAGTTGTTGATGAAAGAAGAGAACATAGTAGGAAACCTGATAGAATTAGAACAGATATAGTTAAATTGTGTGGTGATGTACCAAGAATTGAACTATTTGCAAGACAAAAAGTAGATGGTTGGGACAGTTGGGGTAATGAAGTATGACCTTGACAATATCCATTTTGTGTGTTATCCTAATACTCGCAATACCAGTTATATTATTAGTTATGTGGAACAATGAGAAACCTAGAGATTAAACAAGCATTACATTGCTCAGATATTTTAAGAAATTATTTTAATAATCTTAATCGTATTGATGATTATTTTAAATTAAGAAAAATAGAAAGAGTTAAAAATATTCCACCTCCATTACCTGGATTTGGATTAGATGAAGATATGTTCCAAAGTTATGGTATGGAACCTGAAAAAATGGATATAGAGGTTGTTGAAATGCAACACTCCACTTTTAACACAATGTTAGAAATGATTGCTAGTTTTTCTCCAGACCAGGCACCAGGTAAAGAATTAAAATTAATTGTAAAAGAAAAATCTTCTAATAAAATTGTTGGGTTTATAAAATTAGGGTCACCTATTATTAATTCTAAACCAAGAAATAATTATTTGGGAGGGACACCAGATTTACCTATCTTTAATAAGAGAGCTATTATGGGTTTCAATATAGTACCAGTACAACCATTTGGTTTTAATTATCTTGGTGGTAAATTGTTGGCATTGATTTGTTGTTCTCATAAAGTAAGAGAAATGCTAAATAGAAAATATGATACAGAATTTTGTTTGTTTGAAACTACAAGTTTATATGGTAATATAAAAGGTACATCTATGTATGATGGACTGAAACCATATTTAAGATATAAGGGTGATACAATGTCAAAATTTGTACCAACTTTAGGTGAGGAAACTTACTTTAATTTAAAAGATTACATTGAAAATATTATAGGTGAGGATATTGTACACAAAGGTGCCTCTAGTAGAAAGTTAAAAATTACTACAGCAATAATTGGTATGGTTAAGAGAGCATTAAAAGGTACAGAATACTATGATAGCTTTGTTAAATCTATGGCAAAAGCGGAAGGTATTACCACACAAAAAAGATTTTATATGTGTGATTATGGATACTCCAATGTCAAAGATATATTGTTAGGTAAAACTGATAAGTTAATTAAAGGTGATAACTATGATAAGTTTGAATTAGAAAATCTTATAAAGTGGTGGAAGAATAAAGCAACTAAAAGATATAATAAATTAAAAGAAGAGACCAAATTAAGAACTGAATTGGAAATATGGAACAATCAGACTATGAATAAGATTGATATAATAAGATGAGTTTAGATAAATTTATTAACAAACAACCATTAGGTAAAGAAAATATTTATCAGATATTAGTTATTCCTAATATCACTAGACAAAGAGAACTATCAAAGGATAGTTATGTACTAGTAATGTCCAATGTTATAAAGGAATTAAACAAGAAAAGAAAAGACTTATTCTTTCATATGCCAATGCCATCACATTGTAAAGAGTTTGATTTTCCAAATGTTAAACAATACATATTTACTACACCTACATTTCCTAATTCTATGAGGTCTCATTATGATTTCTATTTTTGGAAAACTATATTAGACGCTAGAGATATGGAAATAGATTTAGTGTTCTCACATTTACCAGAACAAACAACAAATGTAATGAATAATATGATAAACTTATATAGTCAAGATGTACCTGTTATTGGATACTCACATTGGATAGAGAATAAAGAAAATAATCCTAGTATGAAAGTTAGTTTTTATCATTATAATATTACTGGCATGTTATTAATGAAAGCATGTGGATTTAATACTCAAACACAAATAGATGATACACTTGCAGAAGCAGGTAATTATTATAACGAAAGAGTTATTGAAAAGTTAAAAGGTATAATGAGACCGGTTTATTTGGGATTTGAGGACAATAAAATCAGAAAAGAAGTATCAACTACCACTTTCCCTTATATAGTATTCAATCATAGAACACATAATTATAGAGGTTGGGATAAGTTTTTACAAATTATTAAAAAGTTAAGAGATAAAAGAAAAGATTTTAAAATATGGTTAACGATGGCAGACTCTACAACTTCCAAAACAAAATTAAAATCATACTTTGATGACTTATCTTTTATTGATTTTGGTGGTTTACCAGATAGACAAGATTATTTGGACAAATTACATAGATGTGTAGCAGGGTTCCACGGTGGTAATCGTTGGGCAATGTCCTCACAGGACGGATTAGGTCAAGGTGTACCTTATGTTTATCAGATAGGTAGTGAAACAAAAGAATTATTTGGAGATTTAAATACTGGTTTTAATACTGTAGATGAAGCAGTAAAACATTTTGACGAGTTATTATCCATTAAAAAATTTAGACATGCACAGGCAAAACTAGCACTTAAACATTGTAAAAAAGTCCATAGTTGGAAGAATAGAGTAGATGGTTTTGAAACAATGATTAATGAGGGACTAGATATTATTAAAAAAGATATTATGGGTGAAACAAAAAGTAGAGATAAATTATTAAAGTTTATAAAAGATAATAAAAAGGTTACAATAGGTCAGATAAGAAATTATATGGGTTGGGGTAAATCAATTGCTTTTAGAAAATATAGAAACTTAATAAGAAGTTTACCACATTATTATACAACAATGGACGATAAGAAAGAACATTACATATATAATAAATAGTATGACCATGACAATTAAACCAGAAGAGTATAAAGACTTGAAAGAGTATTGGGATTTTCAGCGTAAGATAGAATATAATAAAGAGAAGCTTCGTTTGATGACCAAAGAAATGACAGGTAAAGTTTATAATCAATTTGGTATGTTAGATGAGAATGAACTATTTGATAGTCTTTGGTGTAAATTACCACAAGAAGCTTATGAAAATCCACACCCGAGTTGGGTGCCTGAAAACGAAACATATAGATTATGGAATGAGGAATGGCCTTCAAAATACCAATTACCAAAACCGAAAGGTAGACCAGTTGTATTAAGAGCAAAATCTAATACTGGTCCAATTAAACACCCCTATGATGAAGATTGATATTATAAGATGAGTTCTTTGGATAATT